CCGCCGTAACCATTTGCCAACTCGGACACTTTCCCCTTCTGCCGCAGATGAGCGTTCACGCCGTTCTTTTCGACCGGGGCATGGAACATTTGGCTGGCGGACGCGCAATAGATATCGCCGCCTTGCCGGAACACATCCAATCGCCACTCTTCTCCCGCGAGCCAAGAAAGAACCCGCGCTTCAATCGCGCTGAAATCAGCGACAAAGAACCTATGATCCTGCTTGGGAACAAACGCTGTCCGGATCAACTCCGATAGCACCGCTGAAACAGAACCATATAACATATCAACATCGGGGTACCTGCCCTCGAGTATCATTGTCCGCGCCAACGCAAGATCCTTGATGTGGTTCTGCGGGAGATTCTGTACCTGAATCAACCTTCCGGCGAATCGCCCGGTCCGGTTCGCGCCATAGAACTGGATCAGCCCATGCGCACGCCCATCCCGACAGACTACCGTTTGCATGACGGTATATTTCTTGACGCTGCTCTTCGCCAGTTCTCTACGATACTCCAGCATCTGCGCGACTTGTCCGCCCGCATCCTTTAACAGCGCTGCTACAGCTTTTTTGTCCAGAGAAGAAGCCTCCATCCCGTTTTGCGCGAGCCATGCCGTCAGCTGCTGCGTCGAGTTCGGATTGGGCATTCCCGTCAGAGCTTTTGCTTCTGAAAGCGTGCTCCTTCGGCTCTCGTGATTACACCGGATCGCCTGCTCCACAAGCGTTTGATCCAGCCCGATGCCACGATCGTTGATCCGCTGGTCGAGCGCATAGTTCTCCCACTCCACTGGCAGCACAGGGAATCTCACGAGCGCCTCTTGGATCGCTAGCTCCGTTTCGACGTCCCGGATGTTATACGCTTTGAACCGCTCCCATTTCTCCGGTGCGTCATGCGGCCTGTTCCGCGTTCGGCCGCCGTTTGTTTTGTTAGGCTTGCTAGGCTTACAAAACAATCGCAAGAATTCCTTGCCTTCCGACAGCTTTTGCTTTTCCAACCCCAGTACCTCGCCCACCGATTCCAGCGATAGTGGTAAGCCAAGCGTCGACGCCCAAACCATCGAACAGCGCCATGATTCCGGCTGAAGCCATACGCCAATATAACGAGACAGACATACGCGCTCAAACTGCGCATTGAACGCCCATTTCTCGACCGAACTGTCGAACAATGCATGGATCAACTCCTGCGGGATTGATTCTCCATTCGCCAGATCGATTGTCCGCGCAACACCACCATCCACGGAATATCCAAACAGAAGGATCGTGAAATCGGGTGATTCGCTGTATCGGTAGACGCCCGTTTGCTTAAGTTCGACGCTGGAGTACGTTTCGATATCGATCGACAGGCGTTTCATTTGAATTCCTCCCGGCAGAGGCGGCAGGGCATTTATCTGCCGCCTCTACTTCGTGCAGTTCAGGCCAGATACTCGTCGTCGGCAAAGTCGGTTTCCGCGTCGGTTCTGCCGCCAAGCGGTTCTCCGTCCGCAACCTTCTGGATATTGCCAAGTCCGCAGGCTACGCCTTTGTTTCCGTTTGTGTTGAACGCGTAGAAGTTCAGAGAGACACGCGCATAGCATCCGGAATACACTTCCGCTTTATCCAAAATGCGGTTCAGGTCACGATCGACGATCTGCGGCGCAGCTTTGCTGTTCGCGTTCAGAAAATATGCATCGCGATACGCCTCGTCTGTGCGCTCCGTATCTCCGTCACGAAGCGGAAGTTTCAGCGTCGCATGGTTTGGCATTTTACCGCCGAATTTGCCTAGCCCCGCTTGAATTGCCGCGTCGATGGCCGCGTTGACCTTGGAAACCGTCGCCCGATCGGATTTCGGGATGATGATAGATACGCTGTACTTCGGCTCGCTGCCGTTGATGCTCTGCGGTTCCCAGATGTTTGCGTAAGAGAGCCGCACTTTTGCGGTGACCACTTTGGTCGGATTCTGTTTATCCATGTTCGATATCCTCCTTGAATTCTTGATGTGCATTTGAAATGCGGATGGGTTGGCGTTTGTCCGAAATGGGTACAAGTGTCGGTTTGCCCGGTGGTTTGACCACAAACCTCCCAAGAAGCTCTTGAAACTGCTCCTTGCCCATGACCCGCTCCAGATCCGTTAGCGGGATCATAGACTGGCGATAGATATCCCGAAAACCAGCGGCTATGGCTGTCTGTGCGACGGCCGACTCGTCTGTGAACCTACGGATCGATCGCCCTTCCACCAGCTTGAACCCCCGCCACGTTTTTCCATGGTTCACCGCCGCGTCAGTCGCATACCCGATCACGTCATTCGCCCACTTGTTGAGATCATCGACATGGAGCAGGATTTCTTCGATTTCTTCGTCCGTGAGCAGCGGCGGCAATGCGAACTCATACTTTGCAAGCGAGAGTTTTGATTCCGCGCGAGCACGGCATTTCACCGCGGCTTTGCAGAATGTGCACCAGTCGCCCGGGCAATAATCACCTTTCCCGTCGAAGGCGAGAACCGCGCGAGGTTTCAAGGTGGAGTCGGCCCATGTCAGCAGCTCCGAAATCGAAACGGACCAGGTGCTGACGTTCTCCCGGCGCGGCTGGAAGATCGTCATTTGCGCGCGTTCCACCTCGTATAGATTCCCGAACTGCTGTAATGCGCCGAGGGCGTAGAGCATCATCTGAGGGTTTTCTGCCGCGTCAACCAACACGCCCCTTCCATATTTGAAGTCGATGATGTGCAGCACACCGTCGCAAACGATCACGACATCGCCGGTTCCGAACCCCTGTGGCACGTAACAGGAAAAGTCCAAGTGTTGTTCGATCAAAACGATCGGGTCAGCGCAATGGTGTTTTGCCTGCGCGATGCGTTCTAAGACAAACGCTACGTAATCATCGGTACAGACATGCATCTCATCCGTTTCGAACAGAGAGGTCGGGCGTTCAACATTCTGGTCCAATGCTGTTTTCAGCTTATATTCCGCCAACGCATGCGCGACGGTACCTTCGGCGGCGGATTCCGTTTCATGGTCCGGATACATTTGTTCTAACCGTGCCGACGGGCTGCAATGCAGCCATTTATGCGCGCCGGACGCGGAGAGCAGCGCATGCCCGCTCAACGAATCGCCTCCGCGGCTTGAAGCAAAGCAGGGTACTGCGCGTTATCCAGCTCACTGAGCTTTTGTACGCCGAATTCCCTGAGTAATTGCTGAACCGCTTCCCGTTTACCCGATCTGCTGATCTCCGCAAGTACCGCGCGGACATCTTCTAACGTATAGGTCGGGGCTTGATTTTCCGCTTCCGGTTTTGGAGTTGGTTCCTCATTGAGCGCTGATAGTGATTCCGTCAACGTTTTCAGCGCTGAGATGACCTGATGTATTGCTTCTTGCTGGCTCATGGTTTCGCTCCTTTCCGTTCGTTAGGTATAGTCATTCCAAAGTCTGTGAAGATTGATCGCATGATGATCAAATCTTCGCCGGTTAAAGACGCGGCCAGCTTCTGCAGCAGCTGTTGTTGGCTCGGCTTGAGATACTTTCTTCCGATGAAATATCCGTCCGCCACCTTCACACCGCCTCCGTTGCCTTGAACGGTCTCAAGAGGATAAGCAAGCGTCAGTTCTTCAATGTCGTAACGTATCGTGCGTTCACACACCCGAAACTCGCGCGCCAGATTTTTGATCGTGTCATATCGCCGGGCGCACAACACTTCCAGCAACGCGAGTCTGCGTTCATTGGGTCGCAATCGCTTGCTCACCCCCTTTCCGTTCGATGCTTGTATGCTACAAAGCAAACCGGCAAGCTTTTTGCCTGTTTGGAAAAGAAAACAAAAAAAGCTCCGGTGGACATGCCATTTGCGTGCTTTCGCAATGGCCTTTGTCCGCCGGAGCCTATGTTTAGGGTCCGCGCTTATTTCAGCATGACGTACTTGGATTCGAATGACCTGATCTTGGGTTTATTCGGTGCGCTGTTTCAGCCCGACCAAGATCGTCGTTATCGAATATGTGTTAGGATTCCCGTTGACTGGGTGATGTAATCAGGATAACGCGTTTTGTTGGAGTTTTGCGTTTACTGAACATCACGCTCTTACAATAAGGGCAGCACAGCTTGCAATCTCCTTTCGCGTTCTTATAACCAAGATTGCGCTTCCCGCATTGCGGGCATATGATTCGAACTTGGTTCCATTCTTCCATTCGGCAGTTTCCTCCATGCACATTTTCACAACGCATATTTTTCGTACGGTTGTTTCCGCAGAAACGTATTACCGAGCACCTTGTTCCAACATCTAAATATGAATCACAATACCCGCACCGGCCATATGCGCATGAATAACTTCAAGGTTGAAATGCGAATTCTCCCCATCTGTCTCCATGTCGTTTGCCAACTGGAGTGAACATCAGTTCACCAGCTCCGTGAGCCAAGGTACAACCGGCCTGCCGATCAGCCGTGCGTTCATATACGCCATCTCTAGCGTCAAGCAGGTATGGCCGAGATAATAGCCTTCCATGGGTGCCAACGTCATGGCGATATCGGTGTGCTCCGTATCCAGCAAACACATCGGAAGCAAGAATTGCACCTGCCCCTGATACCCCTGCGGCACCACGATGCCAGGTTCAAACGATGCTTTGCGACGCGCCAATTCGACGGCTGTTTCAAGCAAGAGCGATAGATTCTTCGCTCTCTGCACTTCCACTGGAAGACGTGCAAGGTTCTCGGGATCGCACAGAATGTGGTTCACATTGACACGAATGTCCCACAGTGGGAAGTACGTCATGCCCGTGATCGGAAGCGGAAATCCCGGTTTATCCGGCAATGGCTGCACATACTTCAAGTCGGATGAAGCATCGTCAAAGAACCCTCGGAAATACCAGTCTTGCAGCGCATCTATGCGTTTGTTGCGCGAAAAGCATCCATAGATGCTCTTGTAGTTCTTGGTGAATAGGCCCGTGTTGAAACAAGCCTTTTCGTTCCGAATATAGAAGGTTCTATCTCTACATTCTGTGTCCCCTTCAAATGGGAAATTGTTAAAGTCTATGACCTGCTTTCGGAACACATACTTGATGTATCGTTCGAGAATCGGTGTTTCCGTGTTCTTAAGCGGGAATACTGGATGTGTGAATCGCCATGACTCCGGCATGGCCATCTCTGCTAATGCGCTGAGATGGTCGAACCAGTTGGGTACATATGCAAACTCGAAAAGATCGGGTAATAGGATCACTTGCATATCTCCTTCCATTTTGGTATCTCTTCAATTAGTTTTTTCCGTAATGCCTGTGCCGCGTCATGATCCAGTCGCGACCTTCTGCTTCCGTTCGCATCTGGCGGTCTTATTGCGGCAATGGTACTGATATATGGCTGATACGCTGCGAGAATTTCTTCCATCGCTTCTGGATTACCTTTAACTGCGTTACAAATCGTTTCGTACGCTATTTTCATGCGTGCATTGTGTCACTGCGCCAACAGGCGGCTCCTTTCAATCCTGAGATGAGGGGTAGTCGAGTTTAACATGGTTCACCAGATACCAACTTTTAATTTCTTCAATCGCACTTTTCCGCCAATACCGCACGGTTCGTTCTGCGATTCCAAAATGAGAAGCGATCTCTGAATCGTTCATCCGGTGCCAGTATTTCAGCAGTAAAACGCCAATATACCGTTCCGACAATGTGCTCAAAGCTTTGTGTAAAGCTTCGTTTTCCAATGGGTAAGACTGTCCTTCGAATTCTATGTTTAATACGCTCTCCCATGATCGCTCTGCAATTTCGTTCCCCGTGTCGATATATAAATCCATGTCTGCCGTTGGAATTTCGTGCTCGTTGAGAAAATTCTTCTTGCGCAAATAGTCTGCTAGTGCGTTGCGTAGGATCTGCTTGCAGTAGGCGTCGAACATCTCGCAGGCTACTGCTTTTTCGTACTCGGTCTTCAA